CGCCTCGTCGCACACGTTCGCCGCGGTGATGAACTGCGCCGCCGGCAAATCCGACAGCGGCACGCCGCACAGAGGCGACGTCAGGTAATCCATGATCGCCAAGGCGGGGTTCTGCGACCAGCGGGTGGCGCCGTCGCGTGGGTCGTACAGCTTCTTCCCACGGATGACAGCATGGATCGGCACCAAGCCACCCTGGAACTCGGGGTAATTTAGATCGAGCGTGATCACGGTGTAGCACATACCGCGCAGCACCGACGTCGACGGCCATTTGCTTGCACCGACGACCGACTGCAGATAAGCGTCGACCGTGTCGTTTGCACCGCCAAGGTGACGCTGGATGCGCACCGACGCGCTGAACCCCGTGGCGGCGCTGCCGGTTTTGTAGGCCGTGTCGAGCTCGCCCCACTTCGGGCGGTCATATATGACGGTGACCGGGCCGGTATAGGCGACCGTATAGACAGCGGTCGTGTCGTTGCTGGCCGTGATCGTCACTGGCACCATGTTCGCGCCCGATCCGGAGAACACCTTGACAGTGCCCGGCAGCGGCCGCCAGCGAATGGCGATGTTCGGGCCGGTCAGCTTTTCCTCTTCGGTCGCAATGTCGGGCGGATTTGTGAAGTAGCCCTCGATTGCAAAACCATTGCCGTCCAGGTCGCCGACTGGCTTGTTGTTGATGTAGACAGTCTCGATCGCGTCGCACTCGTGCGCGGCATGCACGCATACCAGGTGCTTGAACTGGTCCCGCTCCCCGGTGGTGAACATGGCGACAACGTCCGCGCCAACTTTTGCCCGGCCATAGATGTAGCGGTGCGGCGCCTCGGTAGCGATGCGCGTGACCATGCGATCCTTCATCGCCGCAGCGGCGGAGTTCGCCATGTTTTGGGCGGCGCGCTCAGCCTTACGAGCCTGCGCGGCACCGTAGATAGCGGTACCCGCGCTGATGATGACCGTGGCAATGGTCACATAGGCGGCCGTGATGGTCATGCCGGCCCATGCCGCGAACGCTGCAACTGCTGGAGGCATCAGAATTCCTTTGGTATTTGGTGGCTCCAGGCATACGCCGCTTCGAGCCGGTCTTTGAAAACGAGGCCTTCTTCACCCACCGAGACAACATGCGGGCCGCTGAATAGATGCGCTGTACCGCGGATGATTGCGAGGTCGCCGTCGACGGCGAAGTTTGGGTCGATTGCTTTGAGTTCAGCATCGAATAACGCATCCAAGCCGCCGGCATCTGCTACCTTTCGCGCGGCTTCGCGAGCGCTCGACCACGGCTTGTACGGCTTCAGGTAGTCGCGCCCGGTTGCTTTTTCCAGCCAGCCGACAGCGAACAGTACGCAGTCGTGCTCGCCCCATTTGAATTGGCGGCTCAGGTGTTCGGTGATGTAGTCGGCGAGGGTCATTGTTTTTGGAACCTCGCAGATAGCCATACGGCCGGGTTGCTGATGAGTCCGTTGAGGTAGTCGAGCCCGGTATCTGTCGGGTTTGCTTTCTTATGCTGGGCTGCGTTCAAGCGAAGTGCTGGCCGACGCTTCAGACCATATGCACTGGTCTCACAGCGCAGGGAGATCGACCCCGACTCGTCGTTAATTCCCACATTTAGCGTGTCCATAATTCCGGACCAGCACCGCTCGGGCGTGCCGACCATCTGGAACGAATCGTTCAGCGGACACATGTACATCGTTGCTTTGCGGCCGCGATATTCCTCGACGTCGCCGAGGGCCAGCGACAGCCAGGCAGGTTGCGCGGCGTTGATCGTGAAGTTCAGCGGCTTCGATTCCAGGCCGTCCGACTCTTCGACGGCGCCGATCGAGCCAAGAGTGCCAACCCCGGCCCACTCGAAACCGCCCCAGGTGATCGGGATGTTGGCCGTCGACAGACGCGACGTCGCGGTCGCGAAGTCGAATTGCACGAAGTAGACGACGCGCGTGACCGGCTTGGCCAGCTCCGCGTTTTGCGCTGCAGTAGTCATCTGATCCTGATCTGAAAAAGAAAAGACCCCTACGCGAGGGGCCTAATGGTTGAGCGGGGTATGGCTATGCGCGCCAGTCTTCGAGGAAGCTGATAGTCATCGGCTTGACCGTGCCGGGCTCGTAGTCCCACCCAGCTATTGACTCGGTGCGGCGGAACAGTGCCTTGGGCCTGTCCCAGGTCACCGCGGCGCCGGCCGACTGGGCATTGCGCAGCGGCGGCTCGAAGCTGACCGCGATCACGCCGGATGCGTTCGAGGTCACGTCTGCCGTGAGCATCACGACCTGCTGCGTCAGGCCCGAACCGACGCCGAGGAAGTCGCCGGCAAGGAGCGTCTTGCTCGCCTGCCCGGACGCGGTGATCGTCATAGCTGTTGCGCCCTGTGCGGCGGCGGCCGTCGTCATCGTGCCGCGCATGGTGCCCTTCGGCACCGGCCGGCCGAAGTTCCACAGCGAGACCTGGTTCGTCCGGCCGCGCAGCTGCATCATCAAGGCCTGCCACTGCTCCGGGCGTTTCAGGCTCGAGGTGATCGTGGTCGACCACAGTGGCGCGCTCCCTTCGACAGCTTGCGCGCCGAACATCGAGCGGAACTCGACGTCCATGCGCTGCTGCTCCCACGTTTGCCGGGCCACAGAGAACCCGGTCGGTACGGTGATTATGCTCATCCGATCCTTCCTGCGCGTTGGAGGCGGTCGACCAGGTCAGCGTTTGCCTGCTGAGCAATCATCTGCATGTCCTTCCTGACCTGCTGCTGGTCGGCGCGCGAGTCGATGTTGAAGTTGGGGGAGTAGTGGATCACTGGCCCGCCACCGCCGGCGCCGCCGCGCGCAGCCAGGCCGCGGATCACTTCCGCCTGCGCCTTCGGCAGAATCATTTCTTTCTCATGGGCCTGCACAAGAGGGTTCACGCCCGCTGGGATGTCATAGCCACCTTCAGCCGAAGCGTCGGCGATCGCCAGGCCGGCGACCATACCGGCGCTGGCATAACCGGCGACGCGGATCGCCATGGCGATCGGCTCACCAAAGGCACCGAATTGCGCTTCCGCTTTCGATGCTGCCACCTGCGTATTCATGATGATCTCGGCTACCGCAATCGCCTTACTGGCCAGGAACGCCGCCTTTCCGAGTGCGGTCTGCTGCATCCCGGCCTGTTTGAGTAAGCTGTATAGCTGGTCAGAGGAGTTCGCCATGAGTGCGAGCTTTTCCAGCTGAGCGGCGCTCTGGATCTCCACCATCGCTCGCTCATGACGTTCGGTCTCGCGACGAATTGCCTCGTTTGCGGCAACGGTGTCTTGCAACTCCTGGTCGCGGTACGCTTGCAGGGTGGTCAGGCGGTCGGCATATTCCTTGTTTTCCTGCTCACCAGGCAGCTTCAACGAGTCCATGACGCCGAGGCCTGCGCCGCGGATATTCTGCCGCGAGGCCTCGCCAGATGCTGCCTCCGACTTGGCTCGGTATTCTGCCTCCGATTTCGGCGAAATCGTGCCCCGCTCCTTGGCGCGTCGGATCGCTTCTTCAACTTCCTGTTGCGCGCGAAGCGCGTTGGTCTGCCGGATGATCTCGACGGTCGTCGCATTGTGCAGGTCGTTTGCGAGCTTTTGCTGGGCCAGGGCGCTGTCCTGCTGGCGTGCCCAGTCCTGCATTTGCTTGTTTAGGTCGGCTTGCGCTGCGCCCTGATTCAGCAAAGCGAGCGAGGTCTGGTTGACCGCATCGACCCGCGCTTTCTCCTTCTGCGCCACCTTCTCAGTAATTTGGCTGCCAATCTGAGCTTTGGCAGCAGCATCGGAGGTAGCATCCCGCGCCTTCGTCAACGCTGCAATCTCAGCGTCGTAGTGCTTGGCGGCAGCGGCAGCGGCCGAGGTGATGGCGTCAAGCTTGAACTGTTCGTACGTCTGAACGTCTACCAGGTCCTGCGCGCGTAGCTCGGACATATACGAGTTTTGGAAGGAGGCGATATCGCGCGATTGCGCAAAAGCCGATTCCATCGCCTTGATTTGCCCGGCCAGCAGCGCGCGCGCGGCCTTGTCGCTCTCGGCATTTGGCAAGCCTGGCGCGGGCGGCTTATCCTTCGCTGGCTTGTCGCCCTCTGCCGTGACGGTTGCCGGCGTGCGGTCGAGAACCTTTTTGATAAATTCGTCATGCTCTGCGCGCGCTTTCTCGGCGTCTACCTTCATGGCGTCACTGATGGCGGTGAAGCCTTTCATGTCGCCGTGCGCGAGGGCCACCAGTTGTGCCGCGATGCCGCCGATTTCAGTGCCGACCGCCTTAAAGGTGAACGCCACCTCTGAGCCTACGATGACGAAAGTTTCGAGCACGGTCCGCGCGATCTCGCCGGCCAGGGAAAACTTGTTCGATCCCTCCGCGGCGCCGAGCAATTCGTCAGCGACAAGCTGGAGAACAGGCATCATGGCCGAGGTCATCGAGTTGACGAAACCCTTTTGCTGGACGGCTAGCTTCCCGAGCGTGTCGTTAAAATTGTCCGACGCGTCCGAGAGTGCGGTGGTCGCGCCGCCGTACTGTTCGGCATATGCGACGTTCTCGCGCATCGCTGCGCCGCCATCGTTCAGCAGCGGGATCATGTCCGCGCCGGCCTTCCCGAACAGCCTGAGAGCGAGCGCGCTCTTTTCGGGACCGTCAGCGAACCCCTCGAACTTATCGGCGATCTCGGCTGTGACGACGTCGGCTTTTTTCAGATTGCCTTCTGCATCGCGCACGCTGATACCGAGCGCCTTGAAGGCTTCGCCAGCTTCCTTGTTGCCGCTGCCTGCCTCGGCAATCGTCTTGTTGAGCTTGCCGGCTGCGGCAACCATCGACTCAAGCGAGCCGCCAGCCTGGCCAGCAGCAAAGCCGAGCCCGTTTAGCGTCTCAACAGCGATGCCGGTTTTCTGCGACATGTCGCGCAGGTTGTCTGCCGCGTCAATCGCACCCTTAACCAAGACGGAAAACGCGCCAACGGTTGCGCCTGCTCCGAGTGCGATAACGCTGCTCCTCACAGTCTCGAG